CGTACAGCAGCGGCCGTCCTTGTAGATATCGCCGCCGACATCAACGTAATCCCACAGCTTCATGTGGGCGCCGACAACGTCGTACCCCTGCTCTTTTAAGAGCAGCGCGGCGACCGATGAATCGACGCCGCCGGACATGGCGACCAGAACTTTCTTATTCATACCTTCGTGCTTCTCATGCAAACGGGCCGACAAGCGGCCCGTTCGGTTGCTTATCGTTCAATCAATCCTACTGCGATTGTGCTTTCTCGTAAACCGGCGACATAGCGCGTAACCGTTCGACCACCGGCGGCAATTTATCGAGGACGAAATCGAGCTTCTCCTTCGTCGTCGCTCGACCGAGCGAGAACCGGATCGCCCCCTGCGCCTGGATACGCGGCTTGTCCATCGCTGTTGCAGTCATTCCCGGCTTAAAACCGGGACCAAGAGGGTCTTTTTTCTGGCTTCCCTTGCTAGAAAAAATCCCAGAGGGGCTGTCCCCCTTGGTGGGGACTGGATTTTTAGCGCCACGAATAGGCATTACGCTGCTCCTTAGCGGTTACAGGGTGGTTTCGTACAGCTCTTTGTTGATTGCTTCAGACAAAGCGTTTTTTGCCCAGTCTTTCATGCTCAGACCAGACGCTTCAGCACAGATACGCAAGTCATCAAGCATTTTTTTCTCTATTGGAAGCAACAAATGCTGTTGACCAAACGTTATTTTGACCTCTGGATTTATAACCCGTCGCCCGTCAGACCCACGACCAGCATAAAGAGCGATCAGCAAACGAGTTTTAAGCCCTGCTTCCTTAAATTTGTTATTTATATGCGTTAAGTGGACGTTTACGGTATTTATGTCAGAAAAATTGTGTTGATCTACTAAGTCCCACCCGTTTACAGGCACATCTGGGCTGTAGATAAAAGAGTCCATGATACGCTGCTGCGTAATAGACAACTGGACTGTGCCAGTTGTCATACGGTAAGTATTTACACCGTCAAATACAGCAACAGTCATCCGCGCTCACTTCTTTTTCTTGCCTTTAATGGCTTTCGAGTACGTCTTGGCTTTGCAGGTGCTTTTCATCGCCTTATCCCTGTAATGGCGCGCTACCACGATCCAGATGATAGCGCGCCTTCCCAGTCACGAGAGCACGGGGGCAACGCGCCCCCGCACGTCCCCTATAGCACAGACCAAAAAGTCTGTCAAGCTAAAAAATGTTTGGCGCTACATAGCTACCAATATCGACCTTTTTCCAGTCAGTAGCTACCGCCCCATTACCAACGGCGCCGCCTCCCGCAAAAGTCAAGCACAGAGCGTCGGCCAAGTTTGGCGACTTAATCCCACGGCGGCGCATTTTTTCTTTGCTCTCTACTTGCAGCTTCCCGTTTGACATATACTCGCTTTCAACCGACGACAACTCATGTGTCAGTTTCTCAATCAGAGGGTTGTCCCCCTTGGTGGGGACTGTCACATTCATCGGCTCGAACCAGTGCCTCGTCTCGAACCACAATTCGTCTCTTAATCTCACGTAGCGGTCCGACATAGATGCTACTTCCGCCACATTGACTGCAATGACTGGTAGACCCAATTCGGACAACCGATCCGCAATCCCTGCACCAAGTCCAATGGCGTCCACGTAGATCGCGTGGGGCTTCTTTGACTGTGGAGTAGTGTTCCATCTATTTACTACCCATCCTGTGAGTCGCATGACATCGTCAAACCGCATTTCCGCGATGTCGAGGATAGCATTGTCCGTTCGATCAATGAAACCGCTAGGGTCACCCCCTCGTCCGGGGTCAATACCCCAGACGCGACCATCCCGACTAGGTTCAATATCTCTTCCTTGTGCGCTTTCGACATAGCTGCGTGGGATAACGGCGTTCGCACCACTGTCAGGAAAGTCACCCAAGACGCGAACTTTGAACTCTCGGCTGTCTCGCCCATATGTTCTCTCTTGGCTCTTGATGTAGTCTTCAGAAACTCGGCTACTTTCCATACACGTCACACGGCGAGTGCGCCACAGGTCGCTTAATTCATTGTGGGTTTTGTAGAAAAAACCACTCGGTTTAGTCGGGTTGCCAATAAGTACAGCAATGGAACCAACCGTTGACAGCGCACCTTGGCCGGTCTCGTATACGACTTCATCAACACCGCTTGCCTCGTCTACAATGATAAGGACCGATTGAGCATGGACACCGGCTAGTGCTTCTGGGTTTTCTTTGCGGGCAGTGCGGAAGCTGACAAAGTTATTCTTATTGTTTGGCTTGCGGGTAAGCCTCTCGCTCGTAATGTCCAACTGCATCGACATCCATTTGGGCAGTCTGTTGACCCACTTTTGTATTTCAGGAATAAGTCCGTCGGTAAGCTGTTTAAGGCTGGGAGAAGTGACGATAACTTTAACGTCATCGCGGAACAGCAAGAAGTGCAAAGCACACCAGCTACAGAAAGCTGTCTTCCCAACTCCGTGGCCGCTTCTGATAGAGAGCTTCGTTTCCCCGTTATCGAGAGCTTCCAATTCTTCACGTTGCCAGTCCTCCAGCCGATCAACCTTTAACACTTGCTCCACGAACCAAATGCGGGACACCGCGCATTGTGAAATAACCTCGTTTGCAATTTCACGCTGCGGGGCACTGAGAATACTGAGGTCCATAGCAGTCCCCACCAGTGGATAGTTACGTCAGTTTGACTGTATATGCGAAGTGCTGTCGTCTGTCAATAGATTTGTTACCGCCTGTTTTCCATACACAATATAAAATTTTTTCAAGGCAAACGTCTCTGGGTCTTTTTGTCAATATGTCAGATTGCCTGAAATTACGTCTCCTGTCAAAATATCAAAAATTTTTAAAATTGGGTCTCTGTCAAAATATCAAAAATTTTTTAAAATTGGGTCTCTTGTCGGAAATTTTTTGAAACTGGGTCTCTTGTCGGAAATTTTTTAAAATTGGGTCTCTTGTCGGTGTGAAGGTACAGCGAAAACTATTGGGACCCAAGGTCGGCGGGGGCGGGGGGCCTGTCCCGAACGGTGGGGACTGCCTCCCCGTCTTTTCTGGGCGACCACCCCCCCGTCAGTTGTCAACGTCAACTATCCCCCCAGTCAATTGTCAACGTCAACAGTTGACCACGCCCCCTGTTGGGATTGGTAATTGACATTGCCAACTGGGTACACGCGCAGCTATCGCCCATGGATCAGCGCGCACAGATCGGTACCGCCTCGCCTCGGAGGGTGCACTGGCGCACATGTGCGGCAATGCGCAGAAGTCTCCACCAGTGCGGACTTCTGTTATGCGTTTTGCGCCATTAGCTATGCGTCTAGCGCATATGCCCCTCAGAGGCGCTGAGAGCGCCACTGACAGCCTCTAGCGTCCTAGGCGGCCTTGGTACCTAGAAGACCCTTAGCGTCTATCTATCTGAAATCATTGGGTTTTTTAGTCGGCAACGTCAATCGTTGTGTGACACAACGGAACAAAGCCGGAACAACGAGTGAGTTGTGGCTTTTGTGCAACACTGTTGCATGTATGACACATGCCCCTGAGAGGCGCTGAGAGCGTCACTGATCGGGGTCTAGGTGTCACCGGTCTCAGGGTCGCTCGGCGTCACGTCACGTGGCTGTGGCGCGGCTTCTGCGCGCTCTGGCAAGGCGTCTTGCAGATGGATCAGCGAGGCGGCGATTGCGTCAGTGTCCGCGCTCGCGAGAGAGACGGACAACGAGCGGCGGACGGGCAGGCCATACGCTCTGGTCAACGCGAGGTCGATAAGTGCGCGTTGCTCGCTCGCCCGAAACGTCTTGAACCGGGGCGAGGCCAGCAAGTCCCGCAGACGTTCGGCGGCAAGCTCGCCAGCCTCGCTCAGGAGCGCCCACACGTGGCTTGGAATGCCTTCGGATAGGTTGGCCCCAGTCGCAGGACCATCGCCCGTCTGTGGCGCGCTCTGCGGCTCTGGCGCGGCCTTGGGCTCAAGCATCTTGGCCGCCAGCCGTCTACGCCCTGTCATGTCATCGCCTCCAATCCGGGTCGCTGGAAAAGCCCGCCCCCATATGCCCCTCCCCTGTAGGGGCATAGGGCGCTTTCCGTAGACCTTGATTTTTCCCTGCAAAAACAATCACTTATCCCCCCCTCCAAAAATAGCCCTTTGACTTGTCTCGTTCCCGTTCCGTTCCAAGCCAACACACTGATTTTGTTACCTTTTCCTGAATTTATTGACAGGGACCCCAAGAATTTACAGACAAGCGATTGTTGCAAGTGTCAACTACCTCGAAAAACCCTGCCTTTTCAGACACTTAATTTTTTCATCAAGACAAGCGATCTGCCGACCCCTTTGACTGTACAAAACCACGCTACCTAACATACTGATATTATTGCATTTTCTTGTATGATTGTCAATTACAATCAATGTTTTTGTCAAGAATACAGCTAAGTCATTGAAATCATTGGATAATTTATCCCTTGCAATCTCCACTAGGGGGGAGTAGTGTCTTAGGACGGCGCTAGCTATGCGCCGCCGCTATTTGACATTACTGGACACTCAGGCCAAGCCGCGCTGGATAGCGCCGCAAGGTCGGCCCGTTAGCTCAAGCGATGACGCGGGACTAAGCAAGGCTTTGACG